TCTAACACCTCTTGATACGCATTTGTTATACCGTGTGTTTCTTGTTTTAGTGAGTTGTAATTACCGCCCTTGTATGCTTTACTGTTAATCGAAGTATACTCACAATGTGATTCAGGTAGATTCTCCAGAGACTCGCCGTGTACTTTAAATCTTTCGTCAATTACTGGATTTTTTTCAAGTGTGTTACCCTTTGGAAAAAGATCTTTGCTATACGCATAGTCATATTTGGTATATGTTTTAGTTGAATAATCCAAATATCTATTCCTTGAAGCCCACGCTCCATCAGATGCCTGAAAGACTTTACCCAATTTGAGATTGGATGCTATATCAACAATGCGACTAACCTTCTCAAGATAGTCTTGATCGGTTTGTGCATTTTGTCTAAATCCGGTTGTATGAGTATATGCGCCATATACTGGATTCGTCTCATCGTTCACTAAAGATGCTAAAGATGAAACTTGTATTTTACCCCATATAGTCTGAAACACAAAGAATGGTGACATATCTACATCAAAGGTTTTACTCCTCAACCACTCTACAGCTGATAATGGTGATTGTGTATTGATAACACCAGTGGATGTGGATATTGCATCACCAGTCATCACGATATTCTCTTCCGAGATTTTCAGATCCTTTGTTAAAATATGCTTAATTACGTCAGTCGAAATCCCCTTGTAACCTCTAGATATTTTACTCAGTGATGACTTATATGCATGAGGTGATATTGCAGAAAAACTATAAACTTGTGTGTGTTGTCCAGCTCTACCATAGACTGGATATTCTGTTATAAAAAAGAAAAGATCAAGCTTCTCGTTTGTTTCACTCTGAGTGAAATTCGTCTTTCTCTCAAGCTGTACCCGAATAGTCTCTTGGCCAGTGATTGGAAAGTTCTCAAAAAAGTTATCAGAATCCTTTACGCTGAAATTAGCAACCAGTGTGTTTGTGTACAGACTCTCTGTTATTGAAAACTTGACAACAACACCTTGTATCTCCGCAGTATCTCCTTTGTAGTTAGCTAACTCAATCTTCTTTAGACTGAAGCTATCAGGTGATAAGGATTTGTGTGTCCCTTGCTCGACCATTGACTGATTAATTGCTGCCATTATAATTTAATAAGCTCCCTATATCGTTCAACAAAATCGTTAATAATTTCCTTACGAATGATTCGAATCTTTCTTTTCTCAAAGTTCAATTCTTCCTCATATTCCAAATATGAAACAGTGGATGATAGACTGATGTACAATTCATATGATCCAATGGAGTATGTGTTGGTATAATAATCATCAACAACATCTGTTAAGCCATTTGATGTGTATCCAACGGTTGGATGTGAGTTTTCATCTAATGAACCCCGATAATATGGTGCTATATTAATGATACTGTCATCAAAGGATGTATCAAATGCTGTGAATGTGCTAATAACATCACCATCAGTGTTCAAATGAAACTTTGGCGCATTATAGGACTTAGCAAATACATGCGTTGATGTGAATAAAATATTTACGAAATAGTTTTCATAGAACGCTTCATAATCAGTTGGAAGAAACTCGTCACTATCAAGGAATGCTTCATATTCAAGTTGGTGATTCTTACCACACCAATCAAACACACTCTTAAACCAGCTTTGTTTTACATCTTCAAATGCTGCATATTCATCAGAACCAACATCATGGATGTTTTCTTTGTGACATAACTTAAAAACATTACTTTCTAGAAAATTCAAGTTTGATATATTATGAATCCACAACTGTAAAGATTGTATATCAAACTTCTTTATTTCTGCTGTGTGACCATTGTTATCTGTTATGACAACGTTAGTAAGATCCAATCCACCAAAGTAGTTGTAGTACTCCGCAGTCTCACCACCGTTAAATGACACATATGATGGCACAAACACTATCACAGAATATTCATCATAACTCTCACTGATCCATTCATTAAACTGTGTGTGAGATAGAGGCCATGAGTTCAAGCCTTCCTTCAGTGATTCATTAGCGACAAAGAATGTCCAGTGATAATCCGAGGTTCCATACAATCGACTTGAGACTGTATCTGGTCTTTCACCGTCCTTGATCTCATAGTATGTGTATGTTGATATACTATCAATTAAAGAGTCATCTACATCAACTTGACGAAAAATATCAACTGTGTCTTTCGTGACATCATTGCCAAATGTGTCATATTTTATGATAGGAAACTGTTTGAAAAATGACATATTAGTTATTACCTCCCAACTGTGTAATATTCTTAGCCACAACCTGTGATGGTGTTAGTGTAGTGGCTTTACCGTTGATGATACCTCTATGTGGACTCTTTTTAACATCAATTAAGTCATCTCTACTTAGGACACGAGTCTCTTGAAATGTTAAAGCTAGATCAACAGAAGTGGGCGCATTATCTGAAAAATACATATTTTGTCCTGCGTTCATCGTAGTGCTACAAGCAGTTAAATAACAAGACCAGATGCCTGGTATGTACGGATTTTCTACACCGTTAGACATATCCATGAATCGAATTGTCCACGGTGCTGGATACGACAAGTAGAGATTTGATTCTCCGGCAGCTAAGTCTGCATATGAGAAGTATCTGAAAGTTTCTTGAATCTGTTTAATCATTTCAGACTCTTGCTGACTCCTAGCAACCATCTTAAAACTGAAAGAAAATGATCTTATGTTGTTGCCCTCGAATGAAGTATTTGTATTAGGATTTTTAATCGACTTGGTTGCAAATTCTGCGTACTTGCCAATGCCTCCAGGTATCTTTGAAGCTGCAATTGCTGTAGCATTAGCTTTCAATCCTGACATAACAGAGGCAAAGGCCGATGAGACCGATGCACCACCTTCAATCACATCAGCAGCAACTTTAGCTGTAGCGCTGTCTAGCGTAAGTGCATTGAATGTGCCATTATCTTGAAACGCCACATCGGATGGTGCGGGAAGATAAATTCTATGAAAACCACCACCTGGCTTCTTTTCACCTGATGTGGATTCGCCTGGCGAGATATTTCGCTCATATGCAGTGAATTCAATTAGTGGCACATTGTCAGATGCACTTCGTAGTTCAGGTGGAAATACTAAAATGCCTCTTCCGCCATCACCCTGTGATTCCTTGGATGTTTTCGTCAAAGAAGAACGAATATCTTTGATAGATTCTGCCACCCTATCGTTGACACCTGAAATAGCATTCTTGGCTTTACCTATTAAATTCACACTCATTATAAATACTATTTATACATGTCTATATGAAAACTTACAAAGGTAAATACAGAATTAAAAACATCTCCAAATATGAAGGCGACTCTTCCAAGTGTACATATCGCTCCATGTGGGAACGACAGGCATTTAAATGGCTTGACGATCATCCAAAAGTAGTCAAATGGGGTTCTGAAACAGTTATCATTCCTTATAGATGTAAGACGGATGGGAAAACTCATAGATACTTCACAGATCTAAAAATTAAAATGTCGGATGGAAAAACATTCATCATTGAAATTAAACCAAAGGCACAAACAAAAGAGCCAAAGATTAGATCAAGGAAGACTAAAAAGTATATTAATGAGGTAATGACCTATGTTAAGAATCAATCCAAGTGGGAAGCGGCTGAAGAGTATTGCGAGAATCGAGGCTGGCAGTTTGCAATTTGGACAGAAGATACACTAAAGGGTTTAGGGATTAGACTGCTTACTTAGTGGTATAAATATATTACATGTCTGTCTCATCATACTTTGAAAAACTACAAATTGAAGCATTTCGTGCTGGTGTCCGTCCTAGAACAACAGCTTCGCTTAAGTGGTTTAGAGAGAGATTAAAGCCTGTCTCAAGATTGAACCGGGAGAAGATTAAGAAAGACTCTGCACTTAAGACATCTAGTAATCCATTGCCTGGTAGAATGTACATGTATGTGTATGATCCTAAGACCAAAGCAACACTACCGTACTACGATAAGTTTCCATTGATTATCATGGTTGAGTTGACACGAGATGGCTTCTACGGTCTCAATCTTCATTATCTTCCACCTATATTGAGAGCCAAATTCTTTGACAAGCTTCTAGAGTTTAGTAGCGACGAGACGTATGGTTCCAATACTCGATTGAAGCTTACTTACAACTTCCTTAAAGCTTCATCAAGACTGAAAGAGTTTGCACCGTGCTTTAAGAGATATTTACACTCACACGTTAAGTCAACTGTATCAGAAGTTCCTGCTCCTGAGTGGGAGATTGCAGTATTTTTACCCACTGAACACTTCACTTATAACACTAAACAAACAGTATGGAAAAAGGTCCGTAAAATGTTGTAATGTCTTTATTTACCGATATAGCTTCCACAATTGCCCCTGGCTCAATAGATGATCTCAAATCAACTATTAGTAAAAGAGGTGGTGTTGCAAAACAGAATCGTTTTGCAATCTTCATGTCTCCACCCAACTCGTCTCTATTGAATATTGATTTACAAGAGATTGGCATAGGTCTTATTTCTGGTTCTTTCGATCCAAGGAGTCTGATTAACGATCCTCGTGACATTGGATTACTTTGCGAGAGTTGCACCATTCCAGGTAAGCAGATTCAAACAGCGGAACACTCACACTTTAGACAGATGGTCAAGGTGCCAAACTCTTACATGCTTGAGGATGTGACGTTTAGTTTTCTGTTAACTAATGACTACTACATGAAGAAAATGTTTGATAAGTGGACAAGTCTCATTATCAATCCAGATACATATAAATTGAACTACAATGCTGAATATCAAAGGGATATTGTTATTCAGCAACTCAACGAAAAGAACGTGCCAGTTTACGGCATTAAATTAAAGAATGCATATCCTGTCAGTGTGCAATCCGTTACACTAGATAATAGCTCTGGCGACTTGCAAAAGTTATCAGTGACTATGACATTCGAAGATTTTGAAGAAGAAGGTGGCATGTCCTCTGCCCTTTCTGGCATTAAAAGTGCAATTGGAGGAATAACAAAATTATTATAAAATATTATGCCATTACCAGTATTAGAAGCAGCTAAGTATACAACTGTAGTACCGTCTACGAAAAAGACTATTGAGTTTCGTCCTTTCCTTGTAAAAGAAGAGAAGATCTTGATGATTGCACAAGAGTCAAGTGATTCATCTCAGATCATTCGTGCTCTTAAGGATATTATCCACTCATGCACATTCGGTGTACTTGATCCAAGTACACTCACAATCTATGATATTGAATATCTTTTTCTTCAGTTGAGATCCAAGTCAGTTGGTGAAACATCAGAGCTACAGTTTAAGTGCTCTGAATGCCAAACAAATAACAATGTTGAACTTGACTTATCGAGTATTGATGTAGTTTTTCCAAAAGAGAAAATCAACAACAAAATTCAACTTACGACAAATGTTGGTGTTATCCTTCGACCACTTTCCATTGGTAAAACGCAAGAGCTTTCGGGTGTTAAGGATAAGGATATGCTAACAAAATCTGTTGCAGCATATATAGAATCCATCTATGATGCCGAGAACGTATATCTTACTGATGAGTCTTCGGAAAAAGAAATGGAAGCTTTCATTGACTCGCTATCACACAAGAATCTTGAAGATATCCAAAAGTATATGGCGCTTCAACCCCAGCTTAAAGAGGATGTGAAGTTTAGATGCACTGGATGTGGTCATGACAATGAGATAACTATCACAGGGTTGCAGTCTTTTTTCTAATAGGCCTTTCCCATGAATCTTTAGCTAACCACTATCAAACTAATTTCTCAATGATGCAGCATCATCAATACAGTTTAACAGAGCTGGAAAACATGCTTCCTTGGGAAAGGCAGATCTACGTTTCACTACTTATGGAACACATTAAAGAAGAAAACGAGAGAATTAAAAAACAGCAATGAACGAAGATTTCAGTAAATTAATCGAAGAGGTTAGAGAGAACACTTCTAAACTAGATGATGTTGGCTTTCACGCAGAGCTATCATCAGAATCATTGATGGATCATACACCGATACTGACAAGTATTGAAGATACATTCAAATCTCTGGTGACTATTCCAGATAGTGTCAACAATAGCAGTGTTGATAGTGTCAACAATAGCAGTGTTGATAGTGTCAACAATAGCAGTGTTGATAGTGTCAA